TTGGATCAGAAGGCGCGGGCAGAAGAGAAGGAGAAGGAAGCCCTTCGTATGGGTGAGCGCCCAGAAGAATTCGCATCCCTGACGCTCCGCAGATCCTATGAGGATTGGGGCGACGACCTAGAGGAGATTGCCCAGGCAATCGAAGACACGCTGCACCCCAATCTCACCAAGGGCAATTGGGACGCTCAGCCTCTCTACACACCACCGCAGCAGGGGCGGGACCACGAGGCGATGGAGAAGTTGCGGAACCGCGAGGGTGGCGTCCAGGGCGTTACCACAAGCCTTCATCCCACAGGTGATTGGGCCGCAGAAGTCGTGCGTGGCGATGACATTGTGCTTGTGAGGGCGCACGACCCCGCCGACGCCATCCACGGCGCTACAGGTGAAATATCACCCCTTAACGGGGATAAGGGCGCGCAAAACACCCATGACGTGGGTGAAAATCACCACACTCAGAATCCGATAACTGCGGAGGATAATGTGGGCGACGAAACGGAATCAGCGATGCCGGAAATGTCACCACCAGCGACAGATGCCGGAAACGTGTCGTCCGTGGTGGACGAAGTAGCACATAACGTTGGGTTTTGTCCTGATGTGGTGGAGCGGTTGGAGAGAGCGATTGAGATCAAGACGGCCGGCGAAACCGAATGTATCGACGCGATTCAAGCGGCACTTGGTGACGGTTTCCGTCACGTAGTTGCGACTCTCGCACAGGGCGCCCTCATCGCAATCTACGCACTCCAAGCCGAGGTGGACCGTCTAGCGACGGAGAACATCAAATACACCACGCGCATCGGTGAGCTGGAAGCCGAGAACGAGAGGCTACGGGAGGCGTTGAAGCCATTTGCGCGGCTCCAGACCGCCCTGGGCATCACGGAGGAGCAGTCACCACACCGAGCACTCAACGTGGTGACCACACAGGAGGAAGAGAATGAGTGAGAGACGGTATCTAGTAACCGGAGAGAAGCACAAGGACAAAACGCCGCTATCGTGGCATCGGGTGCAGATGGCCCTTGACGACATCGACGACCGCCTGAACATGCAGCGGTGCTCGATTGACACGCTGCTCGCCCGGATTGTGGCGCTGGAGGGTGCCAATGCTTGCCAACCTGCCAACACCACCTGCCAAGATGAGCAAGTAGAGGATGTGTCGCTGGTGGAGGAGGTGGACTGGGCGCACGCCGTAGCATTCAAGCGGGCCGTAACCGCAGACCAGCCACCAGGGATACCAGCAGCCCGCGCAGCTATCCTCAAGGTGGCGGATTGGCTGGAGCCGCGCAATCAGTACCGTACGGTCGAAGAGGTGGTTTCGCGACTCCGCGCCGAGGCCGAGAAATGAAACACGACGACATGGTGAACGTCGCCAAGAAGCGGGTGCAACAGGTGGGCAACCTGGGCTCGCTGCCCGTCAAGGAGTGCCTACTGCTCGTCATCGTAGACCACGCCTTCGACAGGCTGGAGGCGATGCTCGAGAGGCTGTTGGCGGCGTCCCGAGATGGCTGACAAGCGCCAGTGCCCTATAACCACAGGTCCCTACAGCCGTGAGATTTAGGTGTCGGCCATTGCCTTGACCCAGGGAGTTTCTTTTTGCGAAAAGTAACCCGCTCGTCTGTTTCTGGTGCTGAACTCCCTCGGGGGCGATGCCGACAAGCCAGGGCCATTCGGGCGGGTTTTTTGTATGGAGTTACCGATGGCCGATAAGTCCCCCGCCTTCCAGTTCTACGCACGCGACTACCTGGCGGACGAGAACGTGATGTTCATGGAACTTGAGGAAGAGGGGGCCTACGTCCGGCTCATGGCGTTCTGCTGGCTGGAGGGTTCGATCCCAAGCGACCTCCAACTATTGGCCCGCCTATGCAAGATCGACCCCGAGCGAATGGCTAGGCTATGGCCGGCCCTTGAGCCGTGCTTTGAGGAGCACCCTGGCGACCCCTCCCGGCTCGTCCACCCACGGCTTGAGAGGGAGCGCGAAAAGCAGGCCGATCACCGTGAAAGGATGTCGGAAGCGGGCAAAAAGGGTGCGGAAAGGCGGTGGAAGAAGCGCCGTAAGTCCATGAAACCACAACAAGATGATAGCCTAGCCATAGCCAGGCCATCTTTTGAAAATGGCCACCCCAATGCGATCGCAATGGCTTCGGATAGCTCTGCTGTTTGCAGTTTGCAGTCTGCTACTGCAGTAGAAGATATAACCTCCTGCCTACCTCCGGATACTGGAGGGCAGGAGTTTTCCACATATTGGAAAGTTGACCGGGAAATCATCCTGGCAATTTGGCACCTGGGCTCCGAAACCGTCACCATCAAGGGCGAGGAAATCGGCATGGGTCTCGAGGCGACGATTCACCGGGAGCTCTGCTTGGCTCATGGCGGCGAGACCGTGAGTGGAGCATTGCCGTTCATCCGTCAGGCCGAGGACATACCAGCCGACCAACCGATCTCGCTCAGACTTCCAGAATCCAGGCCCGAGGTGCTGAACCGCTGCATCGGGCTGTGGCATAAGAGCACGCTTACCGAGGGGGCGGCATGAAGATCAAGCCAGCACTGACGGCGGAGGAGTGGGCGGATGCGTTTGCGGCCCCATCGTGGCGACGGAGGGTGGACCAGAACAGGGTCTATGAATACACACCCGAGCTTGTTCGACCAGCCGTTCGGGTTCACGCGGGAGGACGTGGAGCGGTTGCGAGCGGCGGGCGAAGTGACACGCTTGACCGATTCCGCATGTGTGGGGTAGATTGAGGAACAGACAGAGCAAGTGCCCAAGTGGCCCTCAGTCCGGAACGCCCGGACCTGGGGGTCTTTTTCTTTGTAGGCGAATGACTGAAATCTACTGCCAAGCGCCGCATCCAACGAGACCGGGAAAGCACGGTGTCCTCCTGGCAACTGTGGCGGACAATGCTGTTCCTGCCGGCCGCGTCATCGGCCATGTATCCGAAGCCCGGGATGACGAACACGCCATCTTCTGCCGCACCTGTGGTGAGGTGACGGTCTACCGAATCGTGCAGAAGGCGGCGGCGTGATGGCTGACGAATCTGTACACCCTAAAAAAAGCGCCTTCCTGGCTGCGTATGCGGAGTTGGGTAATATCACAGCTGCGGCCTTGGTCGCTAACATTGGGAGAACCTCGCATTACGACTGGCTGAAGACGGACGAAGGCTATGCGGAGAGGTTTGCGGCAGCAAAAGAAGAGGCCGCCGACAACCTTGAAACCGAGGCGGTGCGGCGTGCCAAAGACGGCCTGGTCAAGTACAAATTCAAGCGGGACGGCACGCCGCTAGAGCACCCCGTTACGGGCGAGCCCTACTATGAACTTGAGTATTCCGACACGCTGCTGATTTTTCTCCTCAAGGCCGCCCGTCCGCACAAGTTCCGGGACAACGCGAAGGCGGTGCCGGAGGACGCCGAGGCCGGGGCCCGGCGCTTGAAGGATGCGCTGGATCGCATCGAGGAGACGGACGGCGAATGAGCCTCACGCCGCGCTGGTCCCGTCTTGATCCGCACCCGGAGCAGATCCTTTACCGGAACTCTCCGCACCGCTTCAACGTGGTTCCCGCTGGTCGTCGTTCGGGCAAAACCGAACGGTTAAAGCGCAAGACTGTCCAACGGGCGATCCACGGCGGCGACTTCTTTCCCGCCCGCTTCTTCCTCGCCGCCCCGACCCGGGATCAAGCGAAGCGCATCTTCTGGGACGACATCAAGGCGCTGATCCCCCACGAGTTTGTCCGCAAGGTGTCAGAGACCGACCTGATGGTCCGGTTGCCGTTGTCGGAAATATGGGTCGTCGGCATGGATAAGCCGCAGCGCATCGAGGGTACACCATGGGACGGTGGTGGCCTGGACGAGTACGGCAACATGAAGCCCCACGCCTGGGGCGAGAACGTGAGGCCCGCGCTCTCCGACCGTTTGGGCTGGTGTGATTTCATCGGTGTGCCCGAGGGGCGCAATCACTACTACGAGCTGTATCAGCGAGCCCGCGCCGAGATGGTCGAGAAGGGTGGGGACTCAGAGTGGGGTGCGTTCCATTGGATCAGCGCTGACATACTACCACCCGAGGAGATCGAGGCTGCACGTCGGGACCTGGACGAACTCACCTTTCAGCAGGAGTACGAGGCCAGCTTCATCAACTTCGTGGGACGTGCCTACTACCCGTTCAACGAGAAAGAGCACTGCCCCGGTCCGCTGGAATACAACCCGAAGGCCCCGCTGATCTTCTGCTTCGATTTCAACGTCGCGCCAGGTGTGGCTGTGGTGTGCCAGGAGAAGGAGTGGGGCACCGCTGCCATCGGTGAGGTTTGGATCCCGCAGAACTCGAATACCCGAGCGGTGTGCCGGCGGCTAGTCAAGGATTGGGGCGAGCACAAGGGGCGAGTGTTCTGCTATGGCGACGCGACGGGCGGCGCCAGGGGCTCGGCGAAGACCGAGGGCTCAGACTGGGATCTAGTCAAAGAGGAGCTTCGTCCGGTCTTTGGCGACCAACTGTTCTTCCGCGTGCCCAAGGCCAACCCCGCAGAGCGCGCCAGGATCAACGCTTTGAACACGCGGCTCAAGAACGGAGCTGGCGATGTCCATTTGCGCGTTGACCCGTCGAAGGTCCCCCACATCGTCCGCGACCTGGAGGGCGTGCGTCTCCTGGAGGGTGGCTCCGGCGAGCTGGACAAGAAGCACGACCCGCAGCTCACCCACCCCTCCGACGCCCTCGGTTACTACATCGTCGGGGCGTTCCCGACGACACGCACCACCGCATCTTCCTTCGATTTCGAGGTAGTCTGATATGCCGATTTCACAGGGTCTCGAGGACGCCATCGACGAGCAGGCCGAGCGCGTCATCATTGAAGGCGGCGGCGGTGACGATACCTCCAAGCCGGATTATGTCTGCCCGGCACATGAGCGCATGTGGAAGCTCGCCCGGACGGTGCGCGACGTGTACTGGGGCACGGACCACATGCGCACCAAGGGCAAGACCTATCTGCCGCAATTCGAGCGTGAGCCGGACGCCGCATACAAGAAGCGCCTGGCCAAGGCCCGGCTGTTCAATGCCACACGCCGCACCGCCGAGGGTCTCACCGGCATGGTCTTCCGGAAGGATCCAATCCTGGGCGAGGACGTGCCGAAGGTTATCGCCGAGGACCACGCGCTCAACATCGACATGGCGGGTCGTGCGCTTCCCGTCTTCGCGAAGGACCTGTTCACCAACGGCATGGTCGACGGCATCAGCTTCGTCCATGTCGATTTCCCGCCCGTAGAACCCCGCAAGACAGGCGGCAAATACGGCGACGCCAGGCTGGGGCTGCGTCCGTTCTGGACCGACGTGTTGCTCAAGGACTTCATCAACTGGCAATGGGAGATCGTGGACGGTGCGCCCGTGCTCACGCTCGTGGTCTACCGCGAAGGCGACATCGAGGCCGTGGGCGACTACGGGCAGCGCGACGTTGAACTCTACCGTGTGCTGCGGCCTGGCTCATTCGAGCTCTGGGAGAAGAAGAGCGACGCCGGCAAGGTGCGCTGGGAGGTGGTGGAAGAGGGCCTGACCTCGATCCCCTATATCCCGTTCTTCCCGTTCTATGGCCGGCGCACCGCGTTCTTCGAGGGCGAGCCGCCGCTGCTGGATTTGGCGCACGAGAACATCGGGCACTGGGAGCTGGCGAGCGAGCGCGTGAAGTCGCGCACGATCGCTCACATCCCGCTCTTGTTCATGGCCGGGTTCCCGGATGACGACAAGCTGACGGTGTCGGAGACCAACGCATTCAAGTGCAGCGACCCGAGCGCCAGGGTGGAGTGGGTCGTCTACGAGGGGCAGGCGCTCGCTGAGAGCCGCCAGGACCTGAAGGACATCGAGGCGCGCATGGCCGCACTGGGACTCTCGATGCTGGTACGTGAGACGCGGGCAGCGGAGACAGCCGAAGCAAAAACCATCGACAAAAGTGAATCCGACTCGGCGCTCGCTACCGCTGCCCGCGCCATGGAGGACTGCCTGGAATCCGCGCTTCAGGCACACGCCGATTTCATGCCGAAGAGTCTGACCAAGGGCAAGGGCGGCACCGTCACGGTGAACCAGAACTTCCGCGAGCAGGAGATCGACCCGCAGCGGCTCCAGGTGCTGAAGGACATGGTGGCCGAAGGCAACCTTTCCGTCGACACCCTCTGGCAGATCATGCAACAGGGCGAATCGCTGCCCGAAGACTTCGATCCCAAGAAAGAGAAAGAGCGCATCGCCGACATGGGCTTGCCGGAGGTGGACGACCTGGACCTGGCGGCGTGAATGCCCTGATCCTGGGCTCCGCTGATTGCCTTCAGGCTGACATAGAGGCGTTGCTGGAGATTGGTCCCTGGGGCGGACTCGTGATCGTGGTCAACGAGAGCGGTGTCTACTACCGCGGCCATATCGACCACTGGGTCACGATGCACGGTGAGAAGTTGGACTGGTGGCGAAGTAAGCGCGAGGGCAGCCGGGACTACACGGCCACCGTCTTGCCCAAATGCGACGGCTCTTCCGGTGGCGCTGCTACGCTCTTCGCGGTGGAGGTCCTCGGATGTGAGCGCGTCGTGTTGGTCGGTATGCCGATGGACACACGTCCGCATCTGGGCCGCGGCGCGGAATGGACGCCAGCCACCGAGCATCGCCCCTGGTGGCTCGAACAACTCCCCCGATTCAAAGACCACGTGCGCTCCCTCTCGGGTTGGACCCGTGAGTTGCTGGGAGCGCCTGACGAGAAATGGCTGAGAGGAGAATAAAGTGCCCAAGACAAACTCAACGAAACGCTCAGAGGTTCTCCTCTCGAGACTCCGGCCTTCGGAGATGCAAGAGGTCCGCCTGGCGTGTGCTGTGCGAGACGTGACGCTCTCTGAATTCGTCCGGGATGCCGTGCTGGCCGCCGCAGAACGAACCCTCAACCCAACCGACGCGACCCGCGCTCAGGCCGTTGCGGATGCGGTGCTGAGAGAGTTCGCAAAGGACCGATGCTAACCGTCGCCACCGTACTGCGTTCCGGCAGCACCTACGGCCCCGAGTGGGTTGAGCGCCTTCGGCGTCAAGTGCAGGACCACCTGCCCGTAGACCATCGCTTCGTCTGTCTGAGCGACGTCGACGTGCCATGTGAGCGCATCGAACTGGAAACCGACTGGCCCGGCTGGTGGGCGAAGTTGGAAATGTGGCGGCCCGGTACATTCGATGGCCCGGTGCTCTACTTCGACCTGGACACATTGATCGTGGACGACATCAGTGCGCTGGCCACGTACTCGGGCAGGCGCGCCGCATTGAACGACTTCTTCAACCCGGAGATGGCGGCCACCGGCGTACTCGCGTTCGATGGCACCGACACCGACGACGCCTGGGCGTACATCATGGACTCGCTCAAATGGTTCGGCGGTCGTAGCGACCTGTTCCTGGTCCCGATATTCCGGCACGCCGACAGGCTCCAGGATCTGTTCCCTGGGCTGATCGGCTCCTACAAAGCCCACCACCTGGGCGACGGTCCACGTCACCACTCCGTCGTCTGCTTCCATGGTGAGCCGACATTGCCAAGCCTGTCCCCCAAACATTGGGCACGGAGATACTGGGAAAATCATGGTTTCAGATGAGTATGCCGCCGGGTTTTTTGATGGCGAAGGCTCTGTGTACGCTTGAGGCGTGGGCATGAAAGTCATCCTCCCCTTCCGCGGCGAGTTCGGCATGAAGGTGTGGTGGCATGTGCCCGCTGTCCACGCAATCGAAGGCCCGAAAGTCGTCTACGTCGAGAGGGGCGAGCAGGCGCTCTATCCGTCGGCCCGTGGCCACGTCGAGGTCCAGCGGAAGGAAGACAATGAGCGCCGGAACCACTACCACCGGGACCAGGACTTCGTTGACCAGGTGGAGGAACAGGCCCGTGAACGCTTCGGCCCCGACGCCGAGTATCTGCGCCCGGACCAGAAGTGGCCACGCAAGCGATTCGTGCCCGAGCCTGTGACGCACGCCGACGTGAGGTGCGATGTGGTGGTGTGTCCAAGGCGCAGGAACTACGGGGCCGAGAAGAACTGGCCGGAATGGTACGAGCTGACCGAGCGGCTGGTTGCCGAAGGCGTGCGTGTCTTCGCCGGCGGTGTGGCTGATTCGTCGTATCAGGTGCCGTGCAAGAGGGCCTGGAAATACGACCGGCCATTGGACGCCACTATCGAAGCGATGCACCAGGCGAAGGTCGTCGTCGCTACCTGCGCCGGACTCGCGCACCTGGCGGTGCTCTGCGGGCGTCCGCTGCTGCTCATCACCTACGGCAAGGGGCTCGTCGCACCGGGCCCCGTGATCGACGAGAAGGGCCGCCACATGGAAGACCGCTACTGGCCGGTCAAGATGGAACGCTACGAGCAGGGCAATCACACCGGCTCCGAGATCACGCTGCTCGAAGGCGCGTGGTACGATCCGGTCAAGGTTCTACGTGAAACGATGGAGAGGGTGAGATGAGCGAGGAAATCAAGATCGTCCTGAATTTCGCGCCCAACCCCGAGGGCTTGGATATGGAGCGGGCCCGTGAGATTGTGACGGCTGCCCTGCGCCGACAGTACCATCATGACACGTATGTCGAGGTCGACAACCTGCCGCTGGCTGGCCGCGAGGTGGTGCGCCACGACCCGGACGGGTCTCGGTGGAAACTGACCGAAAACGGTCGCTGGTTCATGGTTGTGCAACCGGCTGGCATGTAATCCCCCATGCTAACCGTCGCCTACTACTCGACCGGCAACACCTACGAGTTTGAGGCTGATCTGCTGCGCTGCTCGCTCGACAGGTACGGCATGGCCCACAACATCGTGCCGATACCGGACGGCGGCGACTGGTACGCGAACACGGCCCACAAGGCGCGCTTCCTGTACGAGCAGCGAATGGATCACCGTGGACCCCTGCTCTACATCGACGTGGACGCATTCGTGCATGAGAATGTGGACGCCTATTTCGAGCGTCTCGGTCGTCAGGGCTACGACTTCGGCGCGCACTGGTTCCGGGGCCCGGCCAAGGGTTACGACTGGAGCAAGATGCGGAGTGAGGGCTGGTGGATGCTCAGTGGCACGCTCTTCTTCGGTGACACCCAGGGCGCCCGCGACCTGCTCGCGCTCTGGTGCCGTGTGAACCGCCTGTTCCGGCGGAGCGGCGTCATGGAAGGCGGCGGCCAGAAGAATCTCTGGTATCTCGTCACCTGCATGACCGGCCTCAAGGTGATGAAGTTGCCGGGCCGCTACTGCTACGTCTTCGACAAATCGAAGGCGTACCCACCCGACGAGCGCCGGATCATCGAGCACACGATAGCGAGCCGCGACAATCGCGACAAAGAGACGAAGACCCAGCTTCACCCGGGCCGTGGCGCACGCATGGAAGAACTCAGAAGGATGGTGGCATAATGCCGATTGATGCCAAGACACTCGCCCGCTACCGGAGCGGCGTCTTTGTCGAGACCGGCGCGGGGACCTGCGGTGGCAGTAAGGCCGCGCTCGAACTCGGCTTCCCCCGGATCCCTATGGCGGACTCGATAACCGGCACGCCTTCATAGTGCCCGAATGGCCGGAACTGATGGCAACGAACCTGAGTCTTTTGAAATGACCACGACGCTCGGACCACCGATCACGGACTGCTGGGACTGGCATCTGCACCTGACCCGGCTCTATGCCGCGCTGATCCTGGACCGGATGCACTTTGCTGAGGCCAGCTACGGTGACGGCGAATTCTTCTGCATGATGGGCTATGAGGGCCGGACGGCACGGGGCCAGGAGTACAATCCCTGGCTCAAGGACGCGCTCATTCGGACGCTGATGGAGCCCGTCGGCCAGTGGTGCTGCTACTGGGGCAGTCCGAACAAGCCGTTCCGCCTGAAGTGTGACGCCTGGCTCGAGGAGCACCAGCCGCCGGTCACTTGGTTCGCCCACCGGGTGCTTCCCGCAGCGAATTGCCACGGCAACCTCGGGCCATTCTTCAAGGCCGTACGCACACGCCGCACCATACTCGTCGGCCCTGAGCACTTCGAGCGGTTGCCGGAAGAGGTGATCGGGCGCTTCACGCACATCCCCGTGCCCGGCAAGACGGCGTGGAAGGTCGTAGACGAGACCTGTGACCAGGTGCTCAGTACGGCGAACACGGGCGACCTGGTCCTGTTCTCCTCCGGCATGGCGTCAGGCGTGAGTGTCCACCGCCTATGGCCGGAACTGAAAGGCCAGGTCACGCTCTGGGACGTGGGCGCGATCTTCGATCCCTACTGCGGCGTGTTCAGTCGCAAGGTCTATAAAACCGAGAAGTGGCAGCAGGGCATCATGGGGCTGAATCTGGAGGCCACCCCGTGACCTCGTTCGTCCTCGCCATGGGCCGAAGCGGCACCATGTGGGCAGCGGTGGCTCTTACTGAGGCCGCCGGGCTGGACGCCCGCCACGAGTCGGGCGGTCGCTGGGGTCACTTGGTCGGGGTCGAACTGGGCGACGTCGAGGTCAACTCCCACCTATGGGATTGCTCGGGTCGCGTCCGTGATCGGTTCGGTCGGAATACGCCCATCGTCCACCTGGTCCGCGACGGGCGCCACGTCGTGCGCTCCGTGCTCAACCGTCCCCGTGCCGGTCGCACCCTGGACGTGGCGTGCGAGATGTGGCGACGGCGGAACCACCACCTACGGAAGATGGTCCCCCGTGAGGCGTGCTTCCGGATCGAGGACATCGCGGGCGAGTTCAAGACGTTCGCCCGCATGGCGGAGATGCTGGGCGGCAAGCCGGAGCGGCAAGCGTGGCGCGAAGTCAGGCGGCACCGGGTCAACGCCACCGAGAGTCCGTCCGTGCGTCCCTTCCATCGCTGGCCGGAGCGGGACCAGGCTGTGTTCTGGAAAATCTGCGGAGCTGAGATGGGGTGCTACGGCTATGAGCGTTGACACCGTCGTCGTCAACTACGGCTGCCCGCGCTCCGGCACGACGTTCATGCGAAACGTGCTCGGGCGCCTTCAGGGTGTATTCGCGTTCAAGCTCGCCGAGGGGCGCCACCTACATCCGTACAAGAATCCGGACGGGCTGGTGGATCTCCACCGGATGCTGCGCCATAGGCGCCTCGTGCTGATTCGCACCGTGCGCCACCCGCTGGAGATCGCCGAATCGTTCGCCGCGCTACGTGATCCGCAGCTCCACGAGGTGGACGGTGCGCCGATGAACCTGGCCAAGTTCCGCGACCCCAAGGCCGTCGAGTTCATCCGTATTGAGAGCGAGAATACGGCCCTTCAGCGAGCTGCGCTGCTGGAGCCCGAGCACAAGCACGAGGGGCTGTGGTTCATCGAGATCCGCTACGAAGACCTGGCCGACGCCAAGAAGCGCGCCCGGTTCGTTCGGCAAGTGACCGATCCGCTGCCGACGCCAGAGAAGAACCACGAGATACTCGCCCGTGCGCTGACCGAATTCGGCACCAAGCCGATCCGGCGTGGACGCCTGCGCGCCGGGCTGGGTAGGATCACGACGCCCCAGCGCCGCGCCTGGTTCCGAGAGCAACTGAAAGATGTCATCGAGAGGGAAGGATACGCAGATGCCGGACCGAACGGATAGAGAGATCGCCAAGAACGCCGAGCAAGCGGCGCTTGAGGCGTACATGCTGGCAAGGGACAACGAGAAGCGGATCACGGGGCTCGCGGCGCTCTTGGCGCTCATGGTACAGCAGGGCCCGGGACCCGAACCCGAAGAGGCCGAGCCGCCGTTGGAGGGCTACCCGACGACGGTGGAGCACATCTACCTGCATGGTGACGGTGCGGTGGTGAACTTCGGCGTGACTGACCGGGACATCGGCGGCGAACTGTCATTCCCCGGTGCGGAACCATGGATGCGGGAGGGCAAGCGCGTGCTGATCTACGTACAGGGGATCGCGGAGGTATGACCCTCGCCCTCGTCCTCGGCGGCGCGTCGTGTATGCGGGACGACCTGAGCCGGTTTGAGCGAATGCACCCGGTAGACGACGCGGTCATCATCGCCGTGAACGATGCCGGGTGGGCGTACCCGGGCAAGATAGATCACTGGGTCACGCTTCACGTCGAGCACCTGAGCCGCTGGGTCGCCACACGCCGCGAATTGGGTCGCAACATGGACTTCGAGACATGGAGCAGACCGGGCCCGAAGTCGAGACAACACCAGCCGACCGACCATGTGCTCGGCCACTGGGGCAAGGGCTCAAGCGGCCTGTTCGCCGTGACCGTCGCCCAGCACTTGGGGTTCAAGCGGATCGTGCTTTGCGGTGTGCCGATGAGCACGGCGGGCAACGTGAGCGGGAAAAGCGAATGGCCGGTGGATGAGGTCACGCTTCACCGTGAGGGGTGGGTGTACCACCTGGGCAGGATCAAAGACACCGTGCGCTCGATGAGCGGATGGACGAAAGGGATACTGGGCGCACCGACAGAGGAGTGGTTGAGGGGCGTATGACCAAGGCGGAACGGTTCAAGCGGATGCGTGAATTGGAGAAACAGGTCGAAACGCTGGTCAAGAAGGGCTGGCGCGTGCAGCGGATCGTCTACGACGACGAGGCCAACGAACCGCTCCATGCTACAGTTACCCTGACCATTGATGGCACGGACGTGAAGGCGGCGATGCTTTGAACCTGACACACGACCTCTGGACCGCAACGCACGATTTGTACCACCGCGTGCAGATGCACTACGGCCCAAGTCCGTGGGGTGTGGACGAGCCGATCCTGGTGCCGATCTCCGACCCCAAGTTCTTGGTGGACCCGGAGACGGGCAATCCGGCGTTCGGCTCCTACGACGCTGGGGAACTCGTGGTCAATTTCGCACGCTGCGATTCCTGGGAAGATGTGGTGGGCGTGGTCGTCCACGAATACGGCGGGCACCATCACCAGGACCCGGAACGCACGGACGTGGAAGCCTACGAGGCGGAAGCGGAAGCCATCGTCGCCCGCGACCTGCACCTGTTTCTGGACACCGTAGGAAAGGCAGCCTAACCATGCCCAAAGACCCCATCGGCGCCGCTGTCCGTAATCTTTTCACCGTCGAGCGGTTGGCCAACGGCACGAACGCCAAAGCACGGAAGCTGATCGAGGACCTATTCGATGACATCGTGGCTCAATTGGCCAGGATAGACCCGACAGCGCCCAAGGCCATGCGCTGGCGTAAGCAACGGGTTGAGAAGCTACTGGGCATCGTGGGAGGTGACGCTAAAGATGTGTTCGACGAGGTCCACCGGCTGGTGCGCCAGGACTTGGCCGAGATCGGCGTGCAACAGGCCGGGTGGGCGCGTGACCAACTGGAGCGCACCACCGGCACCGTAGGCGTGGACATCTCCCCGGGCCAGATCGGCCTGAACCTCATAAAGTCGATCGTTGACACCAACCCGATCCAGGGCGAGCTGCTGAAAGACTGGTTCAGGGACCAGGGACGGCGTACAAGCCAGAAGGTCGTGCGCCAGATCCAGCTCGGCATGACTCAGAACGAGACCATCGACGACATGATCCGTCGGGTGCGTGGTCGCTACGCCGGACGCAAGGGCAAGTACACGGGCGGCGTGATGCAGACGACAACCCGTGAGGCAGAGGCCGTTGTGCGCACGGCGGTCAACCAGATCACCACCGAGGCACACCTGGCCACGTACCGCGAGAATGCGGACGTGACGACCAAATGGGAGTTCGTGGCCACACTGGACGGCAACACCACGCTCGTCTGCCGGAGCCTGGACGGCCAGACGTTCAGCCACGACGACCCAGCGGCACCGAAGCCGCCAAGGCATTGGCGGTGTCGAAGCCAGCCGGTTGCCGTCGTGGACTGGGAGGGCCTCGGCATCGAGCCGCCACCGGAAGGCACACGGGCCAGCGCCAGCGGTCAGGTGAAATCGTCGACTACGCAGCGCGGGTGGCTGCTCGACCAACCGGAGGCCGAACAAAACAGGATACTGGGCCGGAGGCGCGCCGAACTACTACGTGAGGGCAAGGTCAGCCTTCGTGACATGGTGCGCCGCGACGGCTCGACGATCACGGTGAAGGAGTTGATGGGGGCCGGGGGGGTGAAAATATTAGACGTTGTGCCGTCGAACATCCCAAAGCGGATTGCCGAAGAGGTTGCCGATTTCATGGGGGCGCCAACACCGAAATCATTGGAGAGGGCGT